CTCCGTTATTAGCGTCTAGGCCTTCTTCCCTTACCATTTCGTATGGGGATAGGGACTTTACCCCATAAACTCCAAACTGGTCTGATAGACGCAATAAAAGAAAAAAATCACCATACTTACAATATGACCTTATCCACATTGGTAAATTGAATTCAACATTCAATACGTTGTAAAAAAGATTGTATAATTCATCTTGTACGTTCTCAGAGGATGACCTGACAGATAGCATTTCATTATTCATCTCATTAGGTTGAGTAGCCTCTTCACATAGTATGTCTAAAGCGGGTCCAACTAATGCATCTAAGTCCATTGCTTCGTAGTCTAGGTATAGTTGTGCTCTTGTTATCTGCATCCCATAGCCTATACCTGGCTCTATTAGAGAACTATTAGAGTACAGTCTGGTATATCTATTTGCAAGCGTATTTTGTTGTAAATTTCCAAATGCTTGTATGTTATTGAAATCAGATACTTTCAAGAACTTACCTCCTGCCCTTTTAATTATAGTATCGGTAGTAAACTTCTGTTTTAGTTGTGCAAATAAAGCTTTATTAGCCATGTTATGTTCTTTTGTATTGTTATAAATATAATTTAACTACCAAGTACCCAAGAATAATCTTCCATTTCACCCGTTACAGGATTTGGCATTAGGTAATTACTTGCCCTCCTATCTATATTGCTACGTATAACAGTCTGAGGTGTTGTTGATTTTATAGATCCAAGACATGCTCTTTGCATATCTGTACTGTTTGATGCGTAGGCTAATGCGGTACCTCTCAGGTAAGTTCCTATTGCTAATGGAATCAACAAGTCATCGTTAGCCCCAGATTTAGCTACAGGTTTAGGACCTTTCCAAACAAATGCCCTCATTTCAGCATAAGCCCTTTTAGACCTTATTTTTATAGATTTTTCTTCTACAGCATTCTTGAATGATTGCAGCATGGGAATCCTAGTGGAGGTTGATGTGGTAAATCCAGGGGTCATCTTGTCTTCATCCATGTATTTGTTTAAATATTGACTAACATTGGTTGTATCACCCTTTAACGACTTGTATACATTCCTGTATCCAGAATCAGTAACGTAACTGCAGGTGGTATTACCTATGCCTGTATTTTCCGCTATAAGTAGTGCATTATTATACTCTATGCATACCGATACAGCGAAATTTGCCAGTTCCTTAGGTCCCATATCCCCCATATATTCACCTATTTGGTCTCCATTTAATAAATCTATTATCTGCATGGTGGAATAATCTAACCCATCACCTCTGGAGGTATCTAGTATAACCGCACAGTTGGCTACTTCTTCTGGGAATTTCCATATCCAGAATGCATTATCCCTTCCTCTTGCCTGTACAGGCTCTTCTAAATTGGCTTTTACCCAATCTAAATCTTCTGGCTCAAAGAATGTGTTACCTGAGCTAATCATCTCGGCGTCACATTCTTGTTTTGCAAGACGTTTACCAAGCTCTTGATCTTGTTTATCTCTCCACTCCTGTGTATGCTCTGGGTGAACTCTCCAGTCTAACTTTATGGGCAGGTATTCATTATTACCTAGCTCTGCTTTTGAGTATAAATCTGCGAATTTATTCTCTGTACCTTCTGGGGTTGATAATACTATACACTTACCTCCTGTAGCTAGTGTTTGTTGAGCTGCTGCATAAGTCTCCTCTGCGTCTTCCACGAATGCAAACTCATCATAAATAAGAAAAGAGGCTGTCTTACCTCTAGCAGAGTTCTTAGCTCCGGATATTACCTCAATCTTTGATCCGTTAGATGATACTACTTTCTTTTGGTTTTCTTCTTTGGTAGTTGAATTGGATAATTCAATCATCCATTTAGGTAACTCCTCAAAAGCAAACTTAAATTTATCCATTACGGCTTTAGCCATATTGGTAGTTGGAGCCATACAGAGTATGGAGGAGTCATTTTTAAATAGAAATAGCCAAAGTGCGTATGCTGAAGCTAAAGTGGTAACACCTAGCTGACGGCTTTTAAGGATAATGATGCGGTCCCTGGTGTGCATCAGATGTAAAAGCTTCCTTTGGAAAGGGTATAATTGGAATTTACTTCTACCTCCGGACGTGGTCTGAATCCACACATAGGTTAATATGAAGTATTCAGGGGATTCCATACACTTTTTGTACTCTGATAAAGCTAGTTCTTTCAGGTTTATAGGTCTGGCTGCTGGTGTATTAGGTGTTTCTGGTTTTTTGTTAACTGCTTTTGCCAATTGGTTCTTTTTTCTTTTGATATTTTTCTCTAGCCTTAGCGTCTATTACAGCTTTGTTCCGTGTGTAATAACGCTTGGTAGCTTCGTTTTTAGCTTCTTTTACCTGCTCTTCGGTTGTATATTTTTTAGTCCTTCCCATTACCTACAATTCAAAATTGTTTATATGTTGAAGGGCTCCGTTATCTATGTAATAGCAAGAATGGGCTTCTACTTTTGCTTTTTCTTTGCCTTTCTTAGCTACTTTTTTATTAAACCATTTTTCAGTTCTTTGCTTGCTTATGTTACTTGGTATCTCTATGTACTGACCTTCAAATTCTCCTTCACGAGCTGCTACACACTGTTCAAGAAATTCAGATTTATGGTATAAAGTTGAGGCTGTTACTAAACATCCTTTTGGTTTCAATTTCTCTTTTAATCTTTCTTGTGTTTCTCTTAAAGTTGTCACAAAATCTGCGTTTTCTATTATAGCTAGGTCTATTTCATCTTCTGGTATTTCTTCGGATGGGTCTATTATGTACAACTTAGAACCGTTTTTTAGCTCAATATAGAATGGGGTCTGTGATTCAACAATTACAAAGATAGGCAATTTATTGAAAGAATACATTAGTAGGTCAATAAATTCTTTGGCTATTATCTTGCTAACACTTGTTACTACTATTTTTGTGTTCGGTCTGAATACCATCATCCAGGCAGAGTATGATGTAAGCATGGTAGTTACACCTACCTTCCGAGCAGAGTTGATGAGTATTTCCTTTGTCTTCGGGATTAATCTAGTGATCTGCCATTGGTATTTTTTAGGAATTATCAATTCAATCCTGTGGCCATAACTCATCACTTTCCATTCATTCAGAAAGAAATCTTCAAATGAGGATGAATATTTTTGATAAAGGCTTTGACTCATAACTTTACTTTCCAGTAGGTTCCTACACCGTACACAATCTTACCTGTTATATCTACCCCTGCTTTTACCTGGAATAATCTGTCAGATTTGGTCTTGTAGATAAGTCCGGCCTCTGCTGAATTTACTAATGAAGGAAGGTTACCATTAAGTGCTCCTCCTACATACAGTTGATTCTTAGGTATACAAGGTTCTTTTATGGTTATGGTGTTGGTAATTGTTGGGTATTTGAAATTTAATATATATCCTACCCCTTTTATTTTATTCTTGAATATGGTATCCATGATGTATACCTTGGAACTATCAAATTTGATAGAGTCTTTGTATATGTTCTCTGCTAAGAACATGTCTCTTAGAGATTCAAATTGAGTTCTTAGTTTACTGTAGTTTGTGTCTGGTATAAAAAAAGTATCCTTTGATTTAACCACATAAGGAATTGTCTTTGTAATAGTTGGACTTGAGCCTTTTATGGTGTCTCTATGAGCCAACCATTGGGTGTCTCGTACTATTGTTACGGTTGGTCCTGGTATTGTAATGTTTCCACAACGTTGTAGAAGCATGACAAATAGTAAAACTAAGCATATGATGCTTAATAGGTTTTGTTTTATGTAATTCATAATGTTAGAGATAGGGGGAATTACCCTACACTAATAAATATCAAGATAAATATCATTAGACTATTTTCCAGACTTTAGCTTCTCAGTATAGCCTCTCATAAGAGTATTCCCCATTAGATAAGCTTCATCTTCCATTTCTTTTAAGTGTTCGGAACCTTTTGTGTAATCGTCTGATACCCCACCTATCTTATCCTCAGCTAAGTCTCCTCTGTGCCCTTGCAATACATGAATAAATTCATGTGAACAAGTTCTTAAACAGTCTTTAGGAGAACGCCCATTTGTGAATATAACTACAACGTTTTGTTCAGGGTCATAGTAACCTGTTTTATCCAGTATATCGTCTGGGTTATTCTCATTTGAGAATATGATTTGAGGATAAGGTTTAAGATTAAACCCTTGTTGTCTGAAATAAAGAACAAGTCCTGCTATATGTTGCTTAAGTGATTGGAGTTGGGATGGTGTCATCATTAGCTTTCTGTTTCTGGTTCTTTTGGATTAGGGCCGGCTGGTGCCTCTTCAGTAGGAGTTCCCCCCTTTTCTATTGCTTGTGTTTCTAAGTCTGGATTCTTGGTGTCTATTGGGTTTTGTCTTAAGGCTATACCTATTTGGTCTAGGCATTGTTCATACTGGGAACCTACTCCTAAATCGTATATTTTACCTAGAACTCTAGCTCTGAAGTAATCTGATGGAGTGTAGTTCTTAGGGTTGCTTACCATACTTGGTGTGGGATCATATTTCAAATCCATGTAATTGGAGTTCTTGAATATGATACGGAAGGTGGTAGGTCTTTTTTGTATGACTTTGATATCAGTAACGATATCTTTTATTTCTTTGTCGGTAATTGGACTAGGTTCTTTTTGAGATGTAAGAGTACGCATTAGAGTATACCTCAACTTAGGTGATTTAGACAAAACCTTGTCCATATCAGATTCTTCTGCCTCTTGTGATTGTATATCTGCCTCCGCTATATATTTACGGAAATTTTGAAAAGTAAAGTCTGGCACTATATTAAAATTTTGGTAGTTTTTGGATATCCTTCTGGAGGTAATATATTAAGTCCACAAGCTGTTGAATATGGTCTATTTGCTCTTCAGATAGTATATGTTTTTTATTTACCCATACAAGACTTACCATACCTTCGTATACGGTACCTCCTATCTTGAAGTCATATGACATTGCAATCTGGTATCTCTCCATCATTCTTTTGTCATCTCCGTCTAATTCGTCTGTTTCGATAACTGCGTAACCTTCTTGTGATTTGTCTACTTTATCTAGGATAGTTCTGAAATAACCTGCCGGTATGTTTTGGAATGTGTCTATAAGTGGTGCTACAATTCCATCTGTTTTCTCTTCAATCATCGAAACAAAATTCATTGAAAACCCGAAATGTGTTTTAGTTCCGTTATGATATGCATACAAGCAAGCTCTGGAACATTCTGTATAACCTTGTAATTGTATTAAGATTTCTTTTATCTTCTTTTGAATGTCGTTATTGTGCTGTAACGACTTGTCTATTTGTTGATTTTTCCTCTCCTCTTCTTTTCTTAGTCTTCGTCTTGCTACTGATTTCTCTACTGCATCTTTTATATAAACCCCTAGAACTGTTACTATACTTGTAAATGCTGCTATTATTAAGTTAGTTGAGTTGTACTGAACTTGGAGGATTATTTCGTTAATCATCATGAGTTATATGTGCAGTTTAGTTACTTTTATTTTAAGGTTATCGGTTCCTTTTATTAATCTATGGAAAATATCTCTCTTAATAAATATAGGTTTGTCTATAATGGCAGGTAACTCGTCATCTATTTGAATCTTCCAATCTGTGGTGTGTAGTGGTTCAACTATACGATCTTCTCTGTCTCTGTGCCAGACCAGCTCTTCTTCAGGTACTTCTTGGGAAAATTCTCTAATATAATAGTCTTGTTCTTTCAGTTCGGTAAATGGATATTGCATTGTGCAAAAATAAGTATTAATTCGGATATTTTCCGAATTATTGATAATGGATTATCATTTTTTCTAGTAAATTTGATAATGATTAAATTACACCACCCCTTTTAGCGAGGTCTCCTTCGCTGTTAAAAGTATCTAGAATTCAATCTGATTAAGGTTTTTGAATAATATTTTGTCGCAAATTTATACTATAATTGAGACAAAAAAGAAACCCCCTATTGTGAGTAGGAGGCTTACCTAGGTTCAGAAACCTAGTATTTTTTGCGGCCCGGTACGTCTACCAAGTCGGCTTTTTTGTTACCAGAGGTAACATAACTAACAAATGATTTGTTAGCGGGGCTTTACGCCCAAAATGCAGACTTTCTAGAGTTGCATTCGGGGAAGCAGTTTACTCCAAATGGAAGGATTCACACAAGTTAACCTAGAATCTGTATCTAGGTGCAAAGACTTACGGTATCTATACCTACTAGTAATAAAATCGCTACCAGTATCCTGGGATACTTCCTCCTTTACCTGCCGACTTGCCTCCTAGATTCAGAAGTCTAGCATAGCGAGTGAGATGACAGCTCCAGTATCCTGGTTTAGTCTTGTCTTTCTTTGCTGGGCAGTTCATTCTGTCTGAAAAAGCTTTACGAGCTTTAGGGTCTGTTATCTTAGAAGATAGACCTCCATGCTTGTCTCCAAATGTAACCTTAATTACCTTACCGGTTTTAGGGTTGTGTGTAAAGACTACATACTTTTTACCTGAACCTGAATTACGCCTAGGGTGATTCAACTGGACACTCTTTCCATGGAACTCGGCTTCCATCAATAGGTAATCCTCAGTAAGGGGATAATCTAAAGGAACTCTTATACCATTGTATTCACCAAACTCACCTAAGTCTGTTTCTGTTAAAATCTCTGTGTCAATCGTGTCAAGGACAATGTTACCTTCTTGAAGAAGTTCTCTAGCCTCACGGAACAAATGATAAAAGCTATTAGAGCCTGGGCGATAAATCGATTCATTTAATGGTGTTTGTGTTTTTATATGGTATTGGAGACCTTCAGATAAGGTTGACATATCGGAGGCCTCCATTAGGATTTGTTTACCCATAATTATTTCCTCTTAATGTTCTTCCACATTGCGCTCGCAGCCACGCGTTTGCCAGCTTCTTCCGATCCATATTCTTTAGCAGCTTTATCAGCTAGCTTCTCAAACCCTTTCCCTTTCTTGCCTATATCTTCGCCTTTTTCAGCTTTCTTTACAACAGCTGATTTTTGTTTCTTGGTGAGACCGGCAGAAGGTTTCTTTTTCTTTGCTTCTCCTACCACTCCGATATTATCGTAAGAATTAGGCTCTTCGGTATACATTCCTTCGTCTTCATATTGATCCATGTATGGGTCTTTCTCTGCTTTGAAGTATGTAGTGACTTCTTCAATATTATCACATGCAACGTTTAAATGTTGGAATGCCCAAGCTGGCCAATCGTGACCTTCCATTACTTGCATCTTTAAGAATTCTACATTTTCACAGATAGAATCAAGTTCACCTGCAACCATGTGTAACTCTTGAGGATCTTGTTCTTCTTCGTACTCTCCTACAGTAGCCATCATTTTAGACTCATAGAGGGCTTTTAGGTCTTTGGTAGTGATAAGTACTGACTTACTATTTAAAGTGTCTAGAGCCTCGTCTAATGAGGTATTATTAGTACTTCTAAGTTCTCCTGATTTAGATAAGGTGTATATTGTCTCGTTTAATGGTTCGTAAGGAGGTCTTTCTGATTTACGGTTTGCTTTAATGTCATTTACAGTTGGGGCTGCTGTTGCTCTATCTATTGCACTCAATAATTCACTACATAAATCCTCGACATCCCCATGTCCGTTTCTTTCAATCATACTTACCGTAGAGATAAATTTTTTAGCTATAGAGCTTCTGACAGAAAATTCAAATGTAATACCTTCAGGAGAAGACTTACAGTATTTTTGACTGAATATCTCTGGGTCATCTGTAAATGCTGAGCTCGTACCTGTCTTTATGAACTCTTTGTAACCTAATGAATTTTTAGGTATTGTTACCTTGAATGTATTACCTGAAGATTCATCTTTTATTTGCATACCCTCTTTAAGTACAGATTTACCTTCATTAATAAAGCTTTTTCTAAATTTGTTTGCGATTTGATCCGCTTCTTTAATCATTGTTTTTGTTTTTTATTTGTTAGGATTTAGTTTGAGTCCACCAGTTACATAAATACTTTTCAGGCTCAGTAGGTATAACCCCTGAACCATTATACTCTATGAAGTATTTACCTTCACATTCTCCTTTATCGGCATTCCATTTTATGCAGTTAGCACAATTGGCACCTCCGTAAGGTACTTCTCTTGCAGCTTTGTATCCAGGAGGATAAACTGCGTTTCCTTCTAGGATTAAGTTAATTAGTTTCATTTATTCTATTTTCAAGTTCGGTAAGCTCTTTGTCCATTTGTTTAATTATATGGTCATTACTATTGTTACCAGTCCAGTTTTGTTTCTCACCTGTTTCTGTGTAAATACCTCTGTCCATTCCATTTAGTTCCTTCATAAACGCCCTTGCATCTTTTGTGAATGTAATTGCATTTTCGGTCATTATCCTTTGGGCGTACTCTTCGTACTTACCTTCTGCTCTTAATTTGGTTTCTAAGGATAATTGGCAGGAGAAGCAGTGCTCAAATAAACTGTAAAATTTAGAGTCGAGCTTGTGCTTCATACTGTTCTTGCATGAAGGGCATACTAATGGTGCAAATAACGCTTTCTTAACTGAGCTGTATTTCGTATTGGTCTGCCTGATACCATCTTTTATAGTCCATTCTTTACCATCCTCAATCCAGGTGTCACCTTCTTTGTATTCGGTAAAGCTTTTCTCGTACCCTACTTGGGTACCTGTTGATTGGGTTGCATTTCCTGAAAACAAATTACGAAGACGTTTTACATCTTTGCTTCTAAACTCTTTTAATAACGCGTTATCTGCCATAATTATTTTACTCCGAATTTTTCGTATAATCCTTGTAGGTATCCTACATTAATCACATTTCCGTTATTACCGTCTACCTCTTCCCTTAACATGTCAAATACCTTTTGAACAGATAATTTAGATAATTCAGGTGGGATATACTTCATGAATTCCTTCATGTTTTCATCTATCACGGACTGCATCATTTCACCCCTGATACCGTAGTTGTACTCAGGGATAAGTATTATCTCGTAATTATGAAACTTCCTGAATTTGTTTTGGAACTCATGACTCTTAGCTACCTTTTCTGGTATAGCTATAATAAATGGTTCTTCAACATTACTCTCAAGAATTTTATATATGTAGTGTCTAGGGGAATCCTCTCCGGATAATTGAGTCTTGACTATATCTCCGTTAGTTTCGTGGATATATAAATCAAAGATTTGCTGATTGACCTTTGCAGGCACTAAAGCATTTTTCTCTTCTCCTATAACAATGACCACTTCACTTATCTCAGATTGCTTTCTACCTAACCAGTAGGCAATTTGCAAATCCTTTTCAGTTGGTGGACAAAAGTATCCAGGTAGGTAGCATCTTTTTAATAATGAAGGCATATACTATAAATATCAATTAATCCTTTAGTAAGGTTACTGTATAAGAAGAATTACTTGTTTTAGTAGGGGCTGTAATTGTGATGTTTTCCAATAGCTCACCTGTAGCAGGGTCTGGAATACTTACAATCATGAAGTCACTGATTGATTTCAAGAATTCCTCCCTCTTTTTAATCTCCTTGTCAAGCTCCTTTTTTCTGGCTGATAAGCTGTTGTATAGTGGGTCTCCAGAAGATGCGTAGTCATACTTAGTACCTGTCTCAGCCAACTTAAACTTAGTGCCTTTTGGTGTAATGAATTCTTTCTTTCCTTCTGCGTTTAGCACTATCTCTTCGCAGATTAGACCTGTCATAGAAGTATTACCAGACTCATCTACCATATCTTTAAGTTCTGCATGTACTTTGCTCATTAAAGCAAATGCTTCTATGGCAGTTACAGCTGATACTCTACCTTCAGTCACGTCTTCAAATACCTTATGTGCTATCGCTTTAGCGGAGCTATCAGATACTACTAG